CTTTAACAGAATATATTTAGAAGTAAATAAAGAAACACAGTTATCTCTCGAAAAAGAGTTAACATACAGTTTAGCCCCCCGTATGCCGTCAGACCCACCTATCGTATTCAAAACAATACGATTTATACGAGAGGGGCTAGTCTCAATACCAATCGGAAGGGAAGATTTAATCCCTTCCGATTATGAGATTATCGATAAAAGAATTACATCGAAAGCTGAACTACCTGACTTTAAGTTTGAGTTACGACCTTCCCAGAAACAAGTACATGACGAAGTTCAAGACAATGCTATAATTAACGCTTGGGTAAGTTGGGGAAAGACATTTACAGGTTTAGCTATAGCTAAAAAGCTAGGTCAAAAGACATTAGTTGTTACCCACACAACTAACTTAAGAAATCAGTGGGAAAAAGAAGTACAAAAATGCTTTGGAATACAAGCAGGCAGAATAGGTAGTGGACAATTTAACGTTGATGCTCCTATTTGTGTTGGGAATATCCAAACATTGTACCGACGAGTAGACGTTCTAAAGAAAAAGTTTGGGACTGTTATTTTAGACGAAATGCATCATGTCAGTAGTCCAACCTTTACACGGATTATAGATGAAATGCCTGCTCGTTATAAGATAGGCTTGACAGGAACACTCGAACGAAAAGATGGGCGTCATGTGGTATTTAGAGATTATTTTGGAAATAATGTTATGAAACCACCAAAAGAAAACTATCTTATACCTAAGATTGATATAATTAAATCAGATATAAGATTTTTAGATGGAGCATATACTCCATGGGCAGAACGCATAAATCATCTAGCGATGAACGCTGAGTATGTCCATAGTGTAAGTATGATTGCTGCAAAGTATGCTGCTGAAGGACACAAAGTTTTAGTTGTCTCAGATAGAGTTGCTTTTCTAAAAGCATGTGCTAGACTTTGTGGAGATAAGGCAGTTTCAATAACAGGAGATATGGATTTTGATGAAAGAGAGAAAGTAATGAATCAAATTAAAAAAGATAAAAATATTTTATTTGGTACACAGTCTATTTTTTCAGAAGGAATCTCTCTAAATGAGTTAAGTTGTTTAGTGCTTGGTACACCCGTAAATAATGAGCCATTGCTAACACAGCTTATTGGTAGAATAATACGAGATAAGAAAGGCAAAAAACAACCAGTTGTTATTGACATACATCTCAAAGGAAAAACAGCAGCTCGTCAAGCAAATGCTAGACTAGGCTACTACATGAAACAAGACTACGAGGTAGATATATTATGACGGAAAATCAAGGAAAACGAGAAATACAACTTAACATAGAGAAAATGCGAAATATTAAATTATTTATAGCAACTCCTATGTATGGTGGTATGTGTACTGGTTTGTATACTAAATCTTTAATGGATATGACAGCAGTATTTATGAACCATGGTATACAATCCCAGATTTATTATTTATTTAATGAATCTCTTATTACTAGAGCAAGAAACTATTGTGCAGCACACTTTCTTAAGTCAGATGCTACACATTTAATGTTTATTGATAGTGATATTTGTTGGAAAGCAATGGATGTAATGTATATGTTACATTTAATTGCTGAAGCAAAAGATACAGAGGAACCTTTAAGGATTTTTACAGGTCTGTATCCAAAGAAAACTATTGCTTGGGAAAAAGTCTTACACGCCGCTAAAAGTGGTAAGTACGATGATAACCCAAATGCATTACAAATGATAGCAGGTGATATGGTATTTAACCCAGATCACGAGGCTTACCCTGATGGACAAGCTCCTATATTTGAACCTGTTAAAGTAAGAGAAGCTGGTACAGGTTTTATGATAATAGAAAGAAGTGTATTTGAGGAGTATGAAAAAACATATCCTGAATATAAATATACTCCTGACCATTTAAGAGAAGGAGACTGGAAACCAGGAGAACAAATAATGGCATATTTTGATTGTATAATAAATGAACAAAATCGTTACTTAAGTGAGGATTATATGTTCTGCGAAAATGTGAGAAAAATGGGTACAAGTATTTGGTCTTTACCTATGGTAGAGTTATTACACACTGGTACTTATACTTTTCAAGGCAATCTGATTCAGATGGCTCAGGCTGATGTTCATGCAACTATCGATCCTGGCTACGCTAAAAAACTGCAAGATGAGAAATTGAAAGAGCAACCCAAAAATAGTTCTTGACAACAACTCAGGAAAGTGTTATAATATATGTTACTATTTGACTGGAATAGGATTGTAAGAGTAAGCAAAGGAAATGTTAATGATATCATTACAATTCTTAGAATTATTACTTACAAGCTAAAACCTAAAAATTATTATGATAAAACTTTTAAGTTTTATAAATATCGTTTTGGTGGCAGGTCTTATCTTCTTAACCCGAAAGATTTACTTGAACACGGACGAGCATATAGTGATAAAGAAGTTGCGGAATATGCAGGTGTCGCATCTTTCCGTAATTATCATGACTATGTAAAAACAAAAGACACCTCATTGGATTATCTGGTATGTCCAATATCAGATGAGATATTAACTAATAACAGACTGCTTGAATTAAAAGATGGACGGGTACACTTTTTATTTGAGGAGACATGGAGAAAATAAAATGGCAATTGGATTTAACCAAACTAAAGGATCGGCTCAAAAAGAGAAGATTGAAACTTATAACTACGCAGGTAAAGAAGACCATCATGTAAGACTTGTTGGTGATTTATTACCTCGATATGTCTATTGGATTAAAGGCGAAAATGGGAAGAATATTCCTATGGAGTGTTTATCTTTTGATAGAAACTCAGAAACCTTTAATAACAAAGAACATGACCATGTTCGTGACTTTTATCCTGATTTAAAATGTGGATGGTCTTATGCCGTTCAGTGTATAGATTACGCCGATAAAAGTGTAAAAGTTCTTAATCTAAAAAGAAAGTTATTCGACCAAGTTATAGTAGCTATGGAAGAGTTGGGAGACCCAACAGACCCAGTCACAGGTTATGACATTCATTTCAAAAGAAAGAAGACTGGCCCACAGGTATTTAATGTCGAGTATCAATTACAAGTTCTTAAGTGTAAACCAAGAGAACTTGAAGATTGGGAAAAAGACTTAGTTGCAAATCTAAAGTCTATGGATGACATTTTACCAAGACCAACTGCTGATGCACAGTTAGAACTTCTAAGAAGAATCAACAATGAAGAAGGTTCTGTTTCTGAGGAAATCTCAGAGGAGTTTGATGTATCATGATTGGGGTAGGTGAGAAGTTTCCTGCATTTACTTTGCAGGGTGTTAATGAAAACAATGAGTTCGTACAAGTTTCCGTTAGTGAAAACTACGAACCATTAAAGCACGACTACACAGTAGTATACTTCTACCCTAAAGATTTTACCTTTATCTGTCCAACAGAAATTGCTGGAATGGATTTATTGGTAGGAGAAGCTAATGTAATTGGCATTAGTGGAGATAATGAGTTCTGTAAGTTAGCTTGGAAACAAGACAATGAACTTATCGGAAACATCAAACACCCACTAGCCGCTGATTGTGGCTTAGGGCTTTCTTCTAAACTAGGAATAGTAAATGAGGAAGCAGGAGTTTGTTACAGAGCTACATATATTATTGATAAAAACGATATAGTACAGCATGTAAGTGTTAACGCACTTGACACAGGCAGAAATGCTCATGAAGTTCTTAGAACTTTACAGGCTATCAAAGCTGGTGGACTAACAGGTTGTGAATGGCAACCAGGAGAAGATTTCGTAGGATGATTTTATTTACAGCAGATTGGCATATCAAGTTAGGACAAAAGAATGTACCCGTCTCATGGGCGTGTACTAGATATCAACTGTTCTTTCAGCAGATACAAGAAGCTATAGATGAACACGGAGTAACTCTTCATATCATTGGCGGGGACTTGTTTGACCGAGTCCCCTCAATGGATGAATTGACTCTTTATTTTGATTTTGTTAAACAACAAAAAGTAAGAACAATCATTTATGACGGCAATCATGAAGCTACTAGAAAGAATCATACATTCTTCTCTAATTTGATTCGTGCCACAAACAGTATAAATCCTCTAGTGGAAGTAGTAACTGAAACATATTATGAGGATAACTGGTGTATTCTACCATATGCAGATTTGCATAAAAAGAATCAAATAGAAAACATCGAAGCAGATGTTTTATTTACTCATGTTCGTGGTGAGATACCACCTCATGTAGTACCAGAAGTAGATTTAGAAAGATTTGACAAGTTTGATGTCGTCTTCGCTGGAGACTTACATGCTCACGAGAATACTCAACGAAATATTGTGTATCCAGGAAGTCCAATGACAACATCTTTTCACAGAAACGAAGTCCAAACGGGGTTTCTAGTAATTAACCCTAATCAGATGCAAGATTGGTCTTGGCATCCATTTGAACTTCCACAGCTTATTCGTAAGACTGTAGAAAACCCAGACGACATGGTTCCAACGGATTTTCATCATACAATTTATGAACTTACAGGAGATGTGCAAGACTTGGCTAAAGTTAAAAACTCTGATCTACTTGATAAGAAAGTTGTCAAACGAGAAGTTGAAGCAACTTTAGAATTACATGGAGATATGACAATCTCCGATGAGCTTGCCCTATATTTAAAAGAAATTATGGGGTTAGATGAAAATAAAGTAAAAAATATAATGGGAGTTTTTAATGATTATTCTTCAGAAGTTAAAGTGGGATAACTGTTTCTCTTATGGAGAAGGAAACGAGTTAGACCTCTCAAAGGATACCCTCACACAATTAGTGGGTACAAATGGAGTTGGAAAGTCTTCAATACCACTTATACTGGAAGAAATACTTTTCAATAAAAATAGTAAAAATGTTAAAAAAGCGGATATAGCGAATAGATATGTTAACAAGGGATACGATATTAGTCTTGACTTTTCTGTTGATAGTGACTTATACAACATTACTGTTGTACGGCGTGCAACACTCAAATGTAAGTTAACAAAAAACGGAGAAGATATTTCTTCACATACCGCTTCTAATACTTACAAAACACTAGGAGAAATCTTAGGAATTGATTTCAAAACTTTTTCACAATTAGTTTACCAAAATACAAATGCGTCTTTGCAGTTTCTTACTGCTACAGACACTAATCGTAAAAAGTTCTTGATTGATTTGTTAAAACTTGATGAGTATGTTTTGTTCTTTGAAACTTTCAAAGAAGCAGTACGAGTTGCATCAAGTGATATAACAGCAAGCAATGCAAAGATTGCAACTATTCAGAAATGGTTAAATGACAATTTTCTCGAAGATAGTTCCATACTTTCAAAGATGGATTTACCATTTTACTCGGAAGAAGATGAGAAATCTTTGCGTTCATTATTAATAGAGATTGAAAATATCTCTGAAAAGAACAAAAAAATAAATACTAATAATCAACTTAGAGAACAGCTTAATAGTATAAATCTTGCTTCATGGAAAGAGAAGTTAAAAACTTATCCAGAAGAACAAGAGACAAGAGAACTAGTAGAATCCCTAGGAACTTGGAAGAGTGAAGCAATGCATGAGAAAAAAATGCTTAACAAATACCAAGCCCTAGCGGGTATAAAAGATGCTACTTGTCCTACTTGCGAAGGCGAGATTAATCAATCTTTCGTATTAAATATGGTTGAAGAACATAGCCAAAGATTAGAATACTGTAATGAAAAAAGCAAAGTACAAGGAGAAAAGCTACAAGAAGCGGAGAGAGCAAATGCGATACATAGGACAGCAAAACGAGAAATCGAAGATTGGGAAGACCTCTACAGGTCTATTGACCACGAACTCTCACCATCAATCCTTAATAAGGAAAACTTGGAAGAGCAAGTTTCAAAACTTCGTGAAAAAATTACCTCTGCTAAATCAGCTCTTCAAGAGGTAATAGAAGAAAATGAAAAACGAGAAAGACATAACACAAGAATTGGTATCATACTCGAACAAACTAGCGAGTTTCAATCTGAACTTGATAAACTCGAACATGAACTATCGAGTGCAGAAAACAAATTGGCGGTACTTGAAACACTTAAAAAGGCGTTTTCTACAAACGGTTTACTTGCCTATAAAATCGAGTCCCTTGTCAAGGAATTAGAAATCCTTACAAACGAGTATCTTGCAGAGTTTTCTGATGGTAGATTCTCGATCAATTTCGTGGTTGAAAACGATAAACTGAATGTCGAAGTTTCTGATAATGGAAATATTATTGACATTCTCGCTTTGTCAAGTGGAGAACTAGCAAGAGTAAATATTGCGACATTAGTTGCAATACGAAAACTTATGACTTCAATTTCACGAAGTCAGATCAATGTTCTCTTTCTTGACGAAGTTAACCAAGCCCTTGATGAGCAAGGCAAAGAAAAAGTAGTGGAAGTTCTACTCAAAGAAGAAAACCTAAATACATATTTAGTATCTCACGGTTGGACTCATCCATTGCTAGAAAAAATTGAGATAATTAAAGAAGATAATATATCAAGGTTAGACTAAATGAAAATAGAAATATATAGTATTCCAAGTTGTCCTTACTGTGTAAAAGCAAAAGGTCTTGCAGAAAGAAAAGGACATGAGGTAATTTATAATATGATGGGAGAAGATTTTCAACCATCTGATGTAAGAACATTATTTCCAACAGCAAGAACTTTTCCACAAATTATAGTAGACGGCGAGAAAATCGGTGGCTACACAGAATTGGAGAAGCTAATTGGTCAATAGTAGAAGAAAAGGGCATGACGCAGAAATTAAATGTGCGTCAATGCTTAATCGAATTACAGGACTTACATTTACGCAAACCCCGGGAAGTGGTTCAGGTGCTATAAAAGGTGACCTATATGTTCCTCATAAACATAATTTGTTTACAATAGAAGTTAAACACTATAAAGACATGGGATTTAATCATAAAATCTTTACTCAAAAGAGTAATGTATTTGTCAAATGGTGGAGTAAACTTTGTAAACAAGCAGAGGATATGAAACAAGAACCGCTTCTCTTTTTTAAGGAAAACCATTCTCAATGGTATGTGGCAACGACAAGAAAGCCACTTTACAAAAAACATATGTATATTAACTGGCTAGGGTGCTATGTAACCTTTGCCGAACAATTTTTAGAAACACAAAAGGTGATATTTACAAATGGCGATACAATTTACGAGCCATGGAAAGCCGATCCCGAATGGGAACTTGTTGATTGTTGATGGACTCAATCTAGCTTTTCGATGGAAACATGGAGGACAAGACTTTTTTGAACATGATTATGTTCGTACAGTTCAGTCCTTAGCAAAGTCCTATAACTGTGGAGAGATAGTCGTTTTAGGCGATGGCGGTAGTAACTACCGTAAAGAAATCTATCCAGAGTATAAAGCAAATCGTAAAGAACGATATGCAGAACAAACTCCCGAAGAAGAACAAGAGTTTCTTCAGTTCTTAGCGGAGTTTCAAACTACTATGAATACTTTAAAGAGTAAGGGATATCTTACACTTAAATATGCAGGAGTAGAAGCTGATGATATAGCGGCTCTTATCTGTCAAAATCGAGAAAATCTTGGTCTTGATGAGATTTGGTTGATATCATCAGATAAAGACTGGGATTTACTAGTCGATGATAAAATCAGTCGTTTTTCGACTGTAACTAGAAAAGAAACAACTGTCCATAACTGGGATGAACATTACGAGTTTGAACCTGAGTACTTTCTTACTTATAAGTGCTTAACTGGGGATAAAGGAGATAATGTTCCAGGAGTTGACGGAGTAGGCCCAAAGCGTGCTACTCAGTTAATCGAACAGTATGGAGATATATTTGATATTATGGCAAGTTTGCCTCTTGATGGTAAGTACAAGTTTATTCAGAACTTAAATGAGTTCGGGACTGAAGGACTAGAAAGAGGTATAAAACTTATGGATTTAACCTACGATGTTGAAGGCGCAGTACTTGGACATGGACAAGAAATTATAGGATTGGTGGAAAATTATGTCGGTGAAGATAGATTATAGTAAAGATGCCTTGTTAGATGATTTTGCATTAGCAACTTTAAAAGACAGGTATATGATAGCAGGTGAAACATCACCTCAAGAAGCATTTGCTCGAGCTGCAGAAGCTTTTGCAGATGATAAAGATCATGCACAGCGTTTATATGATTATGTAAGCAATCTCTGGTTTATGTTCGCTACGCCAGTTCTAAGTAACGGTGGAACAAAAAGAGGATTGCCAATAAGTTGTTTTCTTAACTATGTAGATGATAGTAGAGAAGGCATTACAGACCACTATGTGGAAAATGCCTTCCTCTCATCTTTCGGAGGGGGTATCGGCGGTAGTTGGAGTGATGTGCGTTCAGTTGGAACTAGAACATCAAAAGGCTCTGAAAGTACTGGAGTTATTCCTTTTGTAAAAGTAGTAGACGCAGAAATGTTAGCTTTCTCACAGGGAGTCACAAGACGAGGAAGTTATGCTGCGTATCTACATATGTCACACCCTGAAATAGAGGAGTTTCTAGATGGAAGAAAACCAACGGGAGGGGACTCTAATAGAAAGTTTCTTAACTTACACCATAGCGTTGTTGTTCCTGATGAGTTTATGGAGTTAATCCATAAGGCTACTCGAGAAGATAACTTTGATGATAGTTGGGATTTGATTGACCCTCACACAAAAAAAGTAGTAAAAACAGTTAGTGCTAGAGCATTATGGGTAAAGATTTTACAGAACCGTATGGAAACTGGAGAACCTTATCTAATGTTTGAAGATGCCGTAAATAATGCTTTACCAGATTTTCAAAAAAGAAAAGGATTACAGGTGCATCATAGTAACTTATGTTCAGAAATAACTCTTGCTACAAATGAAGAGAGAACAGCAGTATGTTGTTTATCTTCTGTAAATCTAGAATATTATGATGAGTGGAAAAACCACCCTGCATTTATATCTGATTTAATTAGAATGTTAGATAATGTACTAGAGTATTTTATTAATAATGCTCCAGAACAATTAGAGAAAGCTAAGTTTAGTGCTATGAGGGAGAGAAGCATTGGACTTGGCGCCATGGGATTTCATGCTTTCTTGCAAAAAACAGGCATACCATTTGAAAGTGCTATGGCAAATGAAACAAATATAGAAATGTTTAATCATATAAAAAGCCAAGCAGATATAGTAACAAGACAACTCGCAGTAGAGAGAGGTGCGTGTCCAGATGATGATACCTGTTCAGTCAGAAATGCTCATTTGTTAGCCATTGCTCCTAATGCTAGTTCAAGTATTATTTGTGGAAATACTTCACCAAGTATTGAACCTTATCGTGCTAATGCTTACACTCAGAAAACAAAGTCTGGGTCTAACTTAGTAAAAAATAAATATCTTGATAAGATATTAAAAGATAAGTGTGAAAATGAAGATGAATATGCAGAGGCTTGGAGAAGTATAATTGCAAATAAGGGAAGTGTTCAACATTTAGATATGATTGATGCATGGGATAAAGATGTCTTTAAAACAGCAGTTGAAATTAATCAATCTTGGGTTGTAGAACACGCATCAGTGCGACAACAGTATATATGTCAGTCGCAAAGTGTTAACTTATTCTTTCCGCCTGATGTAAATAAAGCAGATTTACATAATGTACATATGCTAGCATGGGCGAAAGATTTAAAAACTTTATATTACCTTAGAAGTGAAGCAATCAGTAGAGCTGATAATGTTGCTTCTCAGGCTAAAAGAGAGATAATCTTTGAACAACAAGATTGTCTAAGTTGTGAGGGATAAATGAATCTATTAACAGAAAGAGATTATTATAAACCTTTTGTGTACCCTTGGGCATTTGAGTTTTACAAAAAACAACAACAAATGCATTGGCTTCCAGATGAGGTGCCTCTCCAAGACGACATCAAAGATTATAACCAAAAACTATCAGATGGGGAAAGAGTACTTATAGATAATATATTTAAGTTCTTTACACAGGCTGATGTTGATGTATGTTGTGGGTATGCAAAACATTACTTACCAACATTTAAACAACCAGAAATCAGAATGATGCTAGTAAGTTACGCTGCAATGGAAGCAGTACACCAAGAAGCATATTCTTTATTACTAGAATCTTTAGGTAAATCAGATGATATGTACCAAGAGTTTTTTGATATACAAGCTATGTCAGAAAAACATGAGTATCTAACAGATTTTAATATGAATAATCCACATGAGATTGCAAAGACCATGGCAGTATATAGTGGGTTTACAGAAGGAGTACAACTATTTAGTAGTTTTGCTATACTTTTAAACTATCCAAGACATAACCTTATGAAAGGTATGGGACAGATAGTAACATGGTCAATAAGAGACGAGTCACTTCATGTTGAAGGACTATCAAAACTCTTTAGAACTTTTATTGCAGAAAATCCTGATATATGGACAGATAAACTGAAATATGAGATATATTGTGCAGCGGAACGAGTTGTTGAATTAGAAGATAAGTTTATAGATGTTTGCTTTGATAAAGCAGATATTAAAGATTTAACAGCAAAAGAAGTGAAAGAATACATAAGATACATCGCCGATAGACGATTACTTGGTCTTGGTATGAAAGCAATATTCCATAGCACAGTTAATCCACTTCCATGGATTGATATGCAGATAAATGCAGTTGAGCATACCAACTTTTTTGAAAATCGTGCTACCGAGTATGCTAAGGCTAGTACACAAGGAAATTGGCAGGATATATTTAAATAATGAATATTCAAGAAAAAATAAGTATCGATGGTATAGAATATGATACAGACGATTTTACAAAAGACCAAAAATTGATTGTAGTCGCTATGAACTATTGTGAAAACGAAATTGGTATGACTGAGCAAAGACTAGCTGCTTTAAAAACTGCTAGACAGGCATACATAAATGATTTAGGTCAACAACTGTCAGCACAATAGTATGAAAGTCTTTATTGGATTTGATAGTGAACACCCTGAAGCATATGAAGTATGCGCGGAGTCTATTCGTAGATTTAATTCAAATCATGAGATTATACCACTGATAAAATCAGAATTAGAAGAGACTGGGTTATATACAAGAGAGTACCAAGGTGAAAGCACAGAGTTTGCTTTTACTCGCTTTCTTGTACCCTCTCTTTGTGATTATAAAGGACACGCTTTATTTTGTGATGGAGACTTCTTTTGGAGGACTGACCCCCAAGAAATCGAACATTTAGTAAAAAATCTAAATGAAAACTATAGCGTATGGTGTGTTCAACATCCTCCTTTTTTAACAACTCCTAACCAAAAAATGTTAGGCAAATCAAATATGACCTATCCTAAAAAATATTGGTCATCTCTTATGTACTTTAATAATGCTTTATGTACAAATCTTTCACATGAATCTATAAATAATTGGGCCGCAAGTTGGTTACATGAAATGGAATGGGCAGATGGAATAGGCAATTTACCTGCAGAATATAATGCTATGGTAAATTATTACCTTTTCCCTAATGCTAAAGCAGTTCATTTTACTGATGGCGGACCATGGTTAGATATTCATGATAATCTAGGATACTCAAACGAATGGCTAAAAGTTTACAAGACTCTTCCATAATATTAGTTGGTAACTCTGTCGAATTATTAAAATATAATCATGGAGACTATATTGATAGTTTTGATTATGTTGTACGATTTGGACAAGGAGTTCCCGAAGATTATAACTATTCAGCAATTGGTAGAAGAACTGATTTTTGGGTAACAGGATGGTTAAGAAAAAATTATTGGCATCGTTATCCTAATGCGAAGATTTTATTTAATCGTAGTAGAATCCATATGCATGTAGAGCCAAATATTGAGCTACCGTTTGATAATCATACGATTATGTTTAATGATAAGGAACTTCTAAAAGTATTTGAACAGATAGGAGCAATCAATAATAATGCTAAAGAGGGTGCAAGGCCTTCTGCAGGTTTTATTGCTATTCTATATTTTCTCAAAAAACTCAAATGCAAAAATATAACATTAATTGGATTTGACTTCTTTTCTAAAAAATTACCTATAAAGAGTGGTGGAGACCATCCAGCGAGTTGGCATTTGCCATTTAATAGTTCAGTAAAAAATCCACACAACCCTCATGAAAAAGGGTTAGTATGGAAATGGTATAAGGAAGGGAAGTTAGATTGGAAAATATTATCTAACTTAAATAGTGAGTTTTTAGATCTTTCCTAGTGAAAATCCTGCTTTAATTAGTTTTCCAGCACTTTGTTTTTGTTTCTCGGCTTTAATTAATAGCTTCTCATTTAATCTAGCATCTCTCATATTAACTGGTATTTTATCAATAAGTTTTGTATATAAATCCCAAGGAGTAGCTAGTTGAACTCCATTTTGTAAATTATAATAATTTTTTTCTAAAATATTTGGATGAATATCTAAAGTATAGGCTTTTCTTAACATAATATTATAATTAATAGTATCAAGTGTACCAAGTGCATCTAATTCTAGTAATGGGTCAAGTTTTCCGTGCATATAAGTAGGCATTTTACTTACCTCATGTGACTGAAAATACTTTTCTAAAGCTACTTCTCTTGCACCATTTATATAAGCATCTATATCTGTTGCATTAATATGTTTTCTATTTGGTAATACTCCATCTTTAAAAAATAAATCTATATCTTGTTTATATTTTAGTTCTTCCCAGTTCCAAATTATAAATGTAAAATCAGTTTTAAATCCTGAAGGTATACCTAATATATCATAATAACTTTTAAACATACCATGATTATGAAATACATTTTTAGAAGTAATTGCTCCTATATTTTTAAACCAAGAGTTTGGTGGTAGTTGGTCTCCAATTATTTCTCTTAAAAATATTGGCACACCTGTGTACATTTGTACAATTTTATTTATAGGATAATTTTTTCTAAACCAATGTCTTTTGAACTGTAAAGACATTTTTGCCATGTGGTGAGTTGTATAATCCGCTTGGTATATTTGAACCTCATCAAAGTTTGCTAAAATCCAAGTAACAAGTGCGTCATTATAGTCAGGCGGGCTAATAAAGACATGCAAACGGAATCGCTCTGTCTTATCTAACAGAGAGGCGAGTGTAAACATTGAATACACTGGATGAAATCTAATTGCTATATCTATCATTTTATATTATAATCCCAAAAGTTTTCTAAATAAAGATACATTCTTTCTTCTGCATCTTCATCAAAATCAAATATGATTCCCGATCTTTTACTAGACATTATCTTAAGTAATGCGTCTGTGGAACTTTTAATTCCTTTAGCAGAAATCGCATAGTATATACTTTCATATGTAAGTGGGTTTTTCTTTCTTACATCATACGGAGTAGATACTAAACTTAACTGTTTGTCGAGTAGTAATGCTATAATTCCCATTTCACTATTTGGACAAATTGCAGCTTGTTTACAATTCATCAATAGTTCAAAACCACCTTCTTTCTTTCCTAGGATATTTTCTGCCCCTAGTTCTTTCTTTAATTTTGCTATCCATACATGTGCTGTAATTGGATGTGGTTTTACTTTAAATCCTCTATCAACATGCTCTCTCATTCGTTTCCAAGATATTATATTTTTATTCATTAAGTTACTTCCTGGTGGAAAGATAACTTTATCATGGTACTCTGGACTTGCTTGTAAAATATATTTATTATGTAAGTTATTTTTAATTTTTTCAATTCTATCCCAATCAATTTTAGTTTCTCTTCTTGCAATAGTATGTAGCAAGTTATGATTAGATGGAACTGAAGGAACTCGAATATATATTCCATTCCCTAAAAAATCAGTGTATAACCAACTTCTTAAAACAAATCTCTCATCAGTATTAAACCAAAGGTCATATTCAAAAGGTAATCCTCTATATCTCTTTGGAATAATTCTTTCTTTAAATTGAGCCAGTCGATTAAGATCCTCTTTAGGTCTAAAACACGAACCTGACTTCATTACATGAGTAGGAATATCGCCAAGACTTTCATTAATAGTCATAGCGGCTATTGGATTAGATGATTTAACTCCCATTTTGTTTTAACTCATATAGTTGTTTTTCTAAGTTTTTAATTCTCTCCTCATTTTCGCCGATTGTATCAAAGAAAGCTGCCATCATTGATTCTAGTTTTCTATTTAGATAATCAGTATCGACCTTAGTTCGTTCATTCAAAGGAACTTTTGTATTTTGTATTGACATTATGTTTCACTCCATTTTGAGCCATCCCAGTATGAGAATCCATAATCATTATCGCTTGTGACTTCGGTATCGAATAAAGTTCCTAATGAGCTGGCGGTTTGTCTTTCAAATATCTGAGTCTGAGTTACAGTTGCAATCGTTGTCAGATGATCCGTTGTAATTGTTGTAAGTGTTGTCTTACTTGTATTAAATGTTGTAGTAGTAGTGACCGTGGTATTAAAGGTTGTAGTAATAGTTGTATTAAATGTTGTTGTAGTACCAAAACCTGTAGTAGTAGTTAACGTTGTATTAAATGTAGTAGTTGTAGTTAGCGTTGTTTCTGTACTTCTAGTTGTGATAAATGTAGAAACTGTATCTCTAGTTGTCTCAGTTGTTCTAGTTGTATTAAATGTAGTAACAGTATCTCTACTTGTAAGAGTTGATCTAGCTGTGTCAAATGTTGTTGTTCTATTTGTTTCAAATGTTGTTGTTGTACTTCTACTTGTACCTGTTTGTCTAGAACTTGCATTTGATGTTTGGAATGCAGTTTCAAATGTTGTTGTTCTTGTAGTATTTGTAGCAGCTGTAAATGCACTTATAGTTGCTAGTGAAGTATTTGTACTTCTAGAAGTATTTGTATTTGCATCAAAAGCACTTATAGTTGCTAGTGAAGTATTTGTACTTCTTGATGTATTTGTATTTGCATCAAATAACGTAACAGTACTTATACTTGTATTAGTTGATTTACTTGTATTTGTATTTACTCCAAATGCAGTTATAGTTGATACACTTGTATTCGTATTTCTTGTAGTATTTGTATTTGCATCAAATGCAGTTATAGTTGATACACTTGTATTTGTATTTCTTGTAGTATTTGTATTTGCACCAAATGAAGTTATAGTTGATACACTTGTATTTGTATTTCTTGTTGTACTTATAGAAGTATTTGTAGAGTTAGTAAATGTTGTATTTACTCCAAATGTAGTAGCAGTAGTTATTGAAGTATTTGTAGCTCTTAATGTACTTATAGAAGTATTTGTAGAGTTAGTAAATGACGTTGTTGCACCAAATGTAGTAGCAGTAGTTACAGAAGTATTTGTTCCTCTTGATGTAACTATAGAAGTATTTGTAGCATTTGTAAATCCTGTATTTACCGCAAATGTAGTAGCAGTAGTTATTGAAGTATTTGTAGCTCTTGATGTAACTATAGAAGTATTTGTAGCATTTGTAAATCCTGTATTTACTGCAAATGTAGTAGCAGTAGTTACTGAAGTATTTGTATTTCTTGTTGTACTTACAGAAGTATTTGTTGCCTTACTTGTGTTTGTGTTTACTCCAAATAAAGTAATAGTTGATATTGAAGTATTGGTATTTCTTGTAGTACTATTAGAAGTGTTTGTTCCTCTGGCTGTATTTGTATTTACTGTAAATAACGTTGTTGCACCAAATGTAGTTATAAATGCTGTATTTGCTGCAAATGTAGTTATAAACGAAGTTGCATTTGTAAATCCTGTATTTACTGCAAATGTAGTTATAAACGAAGTTGCATTTGTAAATCCTGTATTTACTCCAAATGTAGTTATAAACGAAGTTGCATTTGTAAATGTTGTAGTTATTGAAGTATTTGTACTTCTACTTGTTGCTGTGTTTCTTGCAGTATTTGTATTTACTGCAGGCAATGCTGTACCTCTAGCCGTATTTGTTGCTACGGCTGTATTTGTATTTACTACAGGCAATGCTGTACCTCTAGCCGTATTTGTAGAGTTAGTAAATCCTGTGTTATATGAGGTACTTCTAGATGTTGATCTTGTGGTTGCTGTACTTCTTGAAGTATTTGTAAGTGCCTGTAGTAACGCTGTATTTCTTGTCGTATTTCTTGAAGTATTTGTGTTTGTTGATTCTGTAAAGAAAACAAAAGTGGTTCCCTGTTCATCACAGAAACTTGCTTCATGTACAGCATAAACAGTTAAATTAGTAAATGCAGTAGAAAATGAAGTAGACCTTGAAGTATTTGTACCATTTGTAAATCCTGTAGAGTTAGTAAATCCTGTATTATACGCGGTATTTCTTGTTGTCGCTCTAGAAGTATTTGTATTATCTACATATGTTGTTGTTCTACTTGTATTTGTAGAGTTTGTAAATGCTGTATTATCTACATATGCTGTTGTTCTACTTGTATTTGTAGAGTTTGTAAACCCTGTACTATTTGTAAATGCTGTGCTAACAGCAAATGTAGTTACTTTAGACGTATTTGTGTTTCTTGTTGTACTTACAGAAGTATTTGTTCCTACGGCTGTATTTGTATTTCTTGTTGTACTTACAGAAGTATTTGTACTTACCGCCGTATTTGTGTTTCTTGTTGTACTTACAGAAGTATTTGTACTTCTTGTTGTACTTCTTGATGTATTTGTACTTCTAGTAGTATTTGTAGAGTTTGTAATTCCTGTATTTACAGTATACGCAGTTACAAATGAAGTACTTGCACCAAAGGTACTTATAGTTGCTCTTGTTGTATTTGTAGAGTTTGTAAATGCTGTATTTACTCCAAATGTAGTTATAAACGAAGTTGAAGCACCAAATGCAGTTACAGTTCCTATACTTGTATTAGTTGATTTACTTGTATTTGTATTTACTCCAAATGTAGTTACAAATGATGTATTTGCGCCAAATGCAGTTATAGTTCCTATACTTGTATTAGTCGATCTAGCTGTGTTTGTATTTACTCCAAATGTAGTTACAAATGATGTATTTGCACCGAATGCAGTTACAGTTCCTATACTTGTATTAGTTGATTTAGTTGTGTTTGTATTTACAGCGAATGTAGTTACAAATGCTGTATTTGCTCCAAATGCAGTTACAGTTCCTATACTTGTATTAGTTGATTTAGTTGTGTTTGTATTTACAGCGAATGTAGTTACAAACGAAGTTGAAGCGCCAAATGCAGTTATAGTTGATACACTCGTATTTGTAGCAGCTGTAAATCCTGTACTTGCAGTAAAGTTGCTTACAGTAGCTACACTTGTATTTGTAGCATTTGTAAATCCTGTACTTGCACCAAATGCAGTTACAGTAGCTACACTTGTATTTGTAGCATTTGTAAATCCTGTAATTGCAGTAAATGAGCTTATAGTAGATACAGTTGTATTTGTAGCATTTGTAAATCCTGTACTTGCACTAAATGCAGTTATAGTTGATACACTTGTATTTGTAAGGTTTGTAAATGCTGTACTTGCAGTAAACGCAGTTATAGTTGATACACTTGTATTTGTATTATTTGTAAATCCTGTACTTCTAGATGTTTCAATAATAGTATCATAGAAAGTTGTGTAAGATGTAGTTGTCTCGTAAGCAGTAGTAGTTGCTCTAGTTGTATTAAATGTTGTTGTTCTACTTGTCTCAAAAGTTGTTGTGGTTGTAAACTCTGTTGTAGTTGTAAGAGTTGTATTAAATGTAGTTACTGTTCCAAAACCAGTTGTTGTTGTAATTGTTGTATTAAATGTAGTTGTAGTTAAGAAAGTTGTAACTGTACTTCTAACAGTATTAAATGTTGTAACAGTATCTCTAGTTGTTTCTGTAGTTCTGCTTGTATTGAATATTGAAACTCTAGAAGTGTTGAAAGTAGAGATAGTATCTCTGGTAGTGTTAAAAATTGTTGTTGTATTAAAAGAAGTTTCTTGTGTACCAGAAATATAAGTGGTTTGAGTATTAGTATTTCTATCAGTGACATAAACAATTTCAAATGGCCCAGCCAATGAGCCATTGTCATTTACGTATACTTCATTAATACGACGAAGTGTTCCGCTATCATTAATAGCAAGAAAGTCGATATTACGAAGTGTTCCGCTGTCATTGATATATATTGCCATATCTTATGCCGAATAAACAAACCATATATGACCACTGCTAGTGCTGCCTACGCTTACTGGCGCGGTAGTAGTGATAGTGTATGGCAATCTTGTGGAAGAAATTGTTCCACTTGTTATTTTATCTGCCGAAATACTGATAGCTGCAGCTTCACCTGCGGCATCAAACTTCTCACTTCCATCAACACTAAATCCTGCATCTTCGATGTTAAAGTTTAGTTTCTGTCCCATATTATACCTCTATTGTTGTTCTAATAAACTTGTAACTGATTGTATCAGTTGATCCTGGAGTTACTCTTAATCTTACATTACCCGCACTTACATCTGCATCGAATGTTGCCTGTGCACCATTGTCAAATATAGAAGCGTATTGTGTTAAATATGCGGTTGTTCCATCATGGAATAATAATATTTCTAACACTTGATAATCACTATCTGTAGTATTTGTAACTTGTACTATATATTTAGCTGCTCTAAATGTAGCTGTTGCAAAAGAATCTAA